CGCAGATACCATAAGTATAATCTGGCTCACTGCCAACCTTATACTCCCAAGTAGATGTGGCATCTTTAAATGCCACCATCTGTTCAATAGAATTAGTGTTTGTTTTATTTATTTGTACATTAAATTTATTTTCAGTAAGCTACTATAAATACAACTGTACCATTCTCCGCTCAAAGAATGGCCAGCGACATACATTGTTGTGTTGGCGAAACACGCCCGTAAATACGGGTACCCATTACGGGTGCCTAAACCACACAAAGCCTATACTCAGTCCTACAGTATGTACAATCGGACTGGATACGGTAACCAGAGTGTGGATGGTGATTTGTAAAGCATCACGCTTCCTGTCACCAACAGGTGGGGATGTTTAATGTGTTCCCCGGAACACGGTGCCAAAAATTAGGCTTGGCCATAGTACGTATGTCTGAATTTGGTGATACGATCATCGTAATCCAAATCTAGCCCATGTACTAATTCGGTCAAACCATGCCTTTCGGCTACTTCCTTCATTTGTGCACGACGTTCGTCGTACTTCTCACGTCCATACAAAAACCACTCAGTGAGAGCTGAGCCAATACAACTACTGGCAACAGCCTCCTGCGTTTCCGTTTTCGACTTGAGGTTACTATGAAGGGATTTGAAGATAGACTTCTCGTCGAGGATGCCCATATATAGGCCCAATTCCTCGTCCCATCTTGGTCTTCTCTTCAGAAAATCCAACTCATCGCAATCCAAGTAATCAACTACATCTGACGTTTTGTCCGGGGGAGTAACAACCATATCAAAGTGTTCACACCACTCAACGAAGTCTAAGTTATTATAGTCAATTGCTTTAGATATACTACCACCATAATCGTCGCCATACGTGATTAAGCTCACATAATCCTTAAAATGTGCATTCCACATTCTACCATCCTGCCATGCATAAAATGCACAACGATGTAATAATGAATTCACAATAGAATTAATGTAAGCAGTTAATGACTGTCCAGACGGATTAGACCCAATAAATTGGATAAAATCACCATTATAGGCAGTCACGGCACACGCAACTTCTGTCGCTATGACTCTCATCACACGAATGTCATCTTGCGAATAATTCGC